TTCCTTTCTTTTTATATAGGCTTATGAAATTGTGTGCTTAAGAGAGTAGGCTTGCAACTGGGTTTTAGGACTGACCCGTACAACCTCTTGAGTACACATCATTCGATGATGCGTGCACAAAGTACGAGGCTTATCTATTCAAACTCCTTAAGGAACACAACATGCGAGAAGAGTCTGTTATATCGTATTGTAGCAGGATTAAGATTCTGAAAGAGTGGAAGAAACAACAGAACGTCAACCTGTATTACACTTATCAATTCGATAGCAAGATGGTAGGTCAATTTTTGGAGTACGTTTTTGTCGATAGGAATAACACGCTTCGAACGAGAAACAATTATCTCTCATGGATTAAGACGTTCTGTAAGTATCTATTGGAGCGAGGCTATATATCTTCAGACCCTACAGAACACTTTTCAATCGTGCAGCGTCGAGGTCAGTTTAAGAACCGCGATGTTATTCCTGATGATGTCCTGGAGCGAATAAAGGAATGGTTGATGACGCACAACAAGCATTACTTGCTTGCCTGCTATATTCTACATTATTTATTTGTGCGCCCAAAAGAGATGAGTTATATTAAGGTAGGAGACTTTAATATAGCAAAGAAAACATTATATCTTCATGGTTCAATCGCAAAGAATCATAACGATGCCCTCTTAACGCTTCCTGATCATGTCATTAAATTAATGATAGACCTGCGCATCTTCGATAGTCCAGGACAGTATTTTCTCTTTAGTAATGATTTTAGACCAGGAAAGGAACGACGAACAGAAAAGGCGTTCAGAGATTACTGGAGTCGTTATATCCGTACGAGCTTGAATCTGACTGACAGATACAAGTTCTACAGCCTGAAAGACACAGGTATCACGAATATGCTGCGTGCGAACACCGATATACTTACTGTGAGAGACCAGGCACGACATTCATCGATATTGATTACAGACATATACACTCCCAAGGATATTCAGCAGGCTAATCAGCTGCTATTAAATTACAAGGGAGTGCTTTAATTCTAATAAAAGCAGGGCTGTAGGATGGATATACCCCGTCCTACTGTCCATCTTTCCTACAATTATGAATATACAGAACATCCTCCGTGAGCTTAGTAATGAACTAAAAGGGCATAATGCACTAATACAGATACAAGTAGATGGGCAATACGTCATCAAGTATGTTGGTGATGTCAACAAATTGGTCGACAATCCTACTCTGATTGCATACAAAGAGGATAGTTCTTTCCTCGACTGGATGGAAGGGGAGATAGACAAAGAGACATATACAGCAGGGACGATTGCGAATCATAAGGCAGCATTAGCGGTTCTAAGACGATTCAAGAAAGATATGACCTTTACGCAGATTGATTATAAATGTATATGCGATTTTGAGAATTTCCTAAAGAATGCTGGGTATGCGATTAATACCATAGCTAAGTTTATGAAGATATTTCGTCGATTCGTCAATCTCGCTATCGACGAGGAACTGATGACAGTCTATCCTTTTCGCAAGTATCACATCAAGACTGAGAATGTGCAGAAGCAATCGCTGACAGAGAGAGAACTGAGGCGGATTGAGGAGAAGGAGGTAAAAGAAGAATTGACAGATGAGGAGAGGAAGGTAGTTAAAGGTTTTCTATTCAGTGTCTATTCTGGTCTTCGCTTCTCTGATATTGTGCAAGTAACTAAGCAGCACGTTAAGAACATATATCGGAACAAGTGGATTGTGATGCGTATGCAGAAGACAGATCACGAGGTGCGAATACCTATCTCTAAGATGTTTGGAGGAAAGGCTGCTACGCTGGTGCAAGAGAACAAGACAACTACAGGTAAACTCTTTCAACTACCTTGTAACGCTCGCTGCAACCTGGTACTGAAACGTGTGCTTAAGCGATTCAATATACATAGGCACATTACCTTTCATTGTGCCAGGCATACGTGTGCTACTGTGCTACTGAGTAAGGGTGTGAGTCTTCCGATTATACAACATATATTAGGTCATCAGAGCATTAAGACTACTCAGGTGTATTCTGCTGTGAAAGACACAACGATTAATAAGGAGATACGAAGAGCGTTTAGGTGAGGGTTCCATCGGGACTATGTTTAGACATAATAACAATATTACTAATCTTAATGATTTTCAACAATTCCATAATGTGAGACGATTAAATGACGCCTTTTCTTATTGTACAGGTTTGCTTGAGGTTAGATTTTGGGAAGGGGTCGAGGAACTTGGAGATAACTGCATAGGTTATTGTCCATCTGTTAGAATCGTTGATTTTCCTTCTACTATCAAGTACTTAGGGCAACAATTCTTACGTTATCCGATGAATAAGAACAAAGGTATTGTGATATGTAGAGCGAAGACACCACCTGGCATTCACTCGTATAGCACACGCATAAATGCGCTCACATTATATGTCCCTGATGACTCATTAGAATTATATCGAGCAGATAACAATATGACAAGATTTATTTCTACGAACATACGTCCTCTCAGCGAGTATCACGAATGATATTCGCTAAGGGGATAAATTCTATCTGCAACACGAGACCAGCCGTCAGAATGTCTATAAACGTCTATTACGTCATCGGGGACATATATAAGTCCGTTACCACCGAGCGAACGATTTCCAGTATTAGGTGGGGTTTTAGATCTTAAAATGGTAGTCTTAGATCGCAAGGATGGTTGACTCCACCCAAAAGAAGAAATAGTAGAAGGGTAGTCAACGACATCCTTAATATTGTTATCAAAACCTTCTGGTATATATGAGAGTTTCCCCTGTTCGACAATAACATTCTTTAATGACATAAGTTTTTTTCGTGTGGCACCTCCGAAGGTATACCAGTCTATAATATCTACACTCTTAGGAATAGTAATTGATTCTAAAGAGTCACAATCCTTTAAATTCTCATATACAAGTCTTTTGATCTTGGTAAAAGATAAGACCTGCAGATTTCTTATTTTTCGATTTCCTGCAAATATAGTCCCGATGGGATTAAAACGGTGTTTAGATACTGTTTTAATCCCATCGGGGGGGTTTTTTTTGGGGAAAACTGGATACAGAATTTAGACCTAAGTTTTCTACACCATTGGGAACGGATTAATTTTACCCATATCAGAGACTGTAAGCGTTTGAAGCGTGTAGTTTATCCAAGCTCTCTTAAGGAGGTAAGCGGTGGATTACTTATGGATTGTCATGCTGTTGAAGAAATAGTTATATTAAGCAAGGATATACGCTTCACCTTTGGCATGGTAATTAATGGAGCAAGTTCATTGAAGAGAGTCATATTCTATGCTGAAACCCCTCCAGAAAATACAGACAAATTCGCATATCTTTTGTGGTTTGCGAACAAAGACACGATACTATATGTTCCAGACGAGAGTGTTGAATTATATAAGAAGCTCCCTTTTTATAGCAAGTTTGCAAAAGCAATTCTCTCTCTCAGCGAGTATCAAGGGTAATACTCGCTGAGAGGTGCGAAATTGTTGCTGATATTCTTCCCAGCATGTAGGCTTTTAAAACTATCCACTAACTCGTCTCTAACGTATATCTTAATATCTTTTGAATAATTAATTCTATAGAACAGATAGATAAGATCAGGAATTTCAAAGGCGTTCTTTTGTCTTAGAATTATCCTTTTCATTTTGTTAGAACCTATAAGAGCATTCGTAGCGAATATAATGTCTGTGCAATTTTCGTTCACATCTATCTCTTCTAATGATGAGCATCCACGAAAAGCAAATATATTATGTCTTATTTGCTGTGGGTATTTAATCCGTTGCAGCTTAGGACATGATTCAAAACTGGTTTGATGGATTGTATCTATATTGAATGCCTCTAAGTCCTTAGAAGGGTCACCGACATTACTTGCTCTGAACACAGTCCCGATGGGATTAAAACGGTGTTTAGATACTGTTTTAATCCCATCGGGACTATCTTCAGAGGAAACAAACACCTAAAGACATTGAAGGATCTACGGTTTTTCACGTCTTTAGATGACGGCTCTCAACAGATTGTTGCGAACTGTCCTAATCTTACAGAGGTATGGGTGCCTGGATCTATGACTTTTATTGGAAGCTGGTTTTCTTTGAGCTCTCCAAAATTAAAGACCATTGTCATGTGCGGGAATATTCCTCCTGTGGTCCATTCAAACTTTATGTATATCAATACTTCTTACGAATACCCTAAGGGTTTACAAATTTTTGTTCCAAATAACGCTCTTAAAGATTACAAGCAAAAGTGGGTGGCAATAAGAAGTGGATCAACTCATATAATAGACTACATTAAACCCTTTAGCGAGTATCACGGATGATACTCGCTCAAAGGAAGAACAGAATCTTTATAATCCTTCCAAACAGCAGCATTCCTGTATTTTTCAACGCTGTCGTTTGGTACGTAAATTTTCGCAAAATTAGTAACATGATTGCCATAGAAGAAACCACTTATATTGGTAATTTTTGGAGGCATATTACTTTCTATTATAATTGCTTTCAGATTTCTTTTCTCCCAGCCCCAAAAGAAATAATCAGGAATATTCTTCCATTCACCACATAATCGAACACGCTCATAAGAGCTTACGTTGTCATTGAATATTCCAAAAGGTATCGGTGGAACTGAAATATATTTCAGTTTCTTGCATCCTTGGAACATACCTGGTTGTAGCTGAGAAGCCTTAAACCGAACCAGCTCATCAAAAGACTCAATCTTAAGATTGTTGTAGAACTTAGTCCCGATGGAACTAACAGCAGCAGCTTCCTCCATACTTAACTCACCGTCACTGTCTTTGTCCCAATTTTCCACGCAGATGCGCTTCACCTCGGGGTCCTCAAAGCGAATCCACCACTTAGCGATGTTCAGCTTAAGTTTTGGATAGTGGGTCATCAAAGCATCGTAGGTGTCACGATATGCACCTGTGGTGAGGTTGATTGTACCGTCAAGCACTGGATATGGGTCATTTCCGTATTGCCCTTCTGCATCGATTCCTTGATATGTGCCGTCTACCAACTGGGAAAGTTTATCGAATGCTCGTCCATCCGTGAAAGTCTCATTGAATCCGACACAGCGCACGTAACGCAGGGCGTGAGGCACTTGCCCTACCTGTGCATCCATTATTCCAATGAGCATCTTAATCGGCTGAAGGTTATCACACCCACTCACGAAGTAACTCATAACGTTAGGAGCGCAGGCTTCTGTATTACACTTTTCATTCGTGAGTTTGTCGAGGTTTTTCAGTTCGACGTATGAGGTCGAAGCTGGGTAGTCGACTTCTTCCAGCGCACCACCATCAGCGAAGTGTGCTTCGGTTAGTGATGAGCCACCAGCGAGGAACTTACGCAATCGGTAGTTAGCACGCATATCGAGCGAGCCTCCAAGAGTAGAGATGTTCTGCACATCAATCTCCTCTAACGAGGTGGTATTACCGAGCGTAAGCGAAGCTATGAGTATCTTCACCTTCTGTTCGTTCTCATCACCGAGTTTCAATCGCTTGAGTCGCTTACCTATAATAGAAAGTGCACCATTAATCACATACGAACTCCAATCACCAATGTCGAGCAGGTAGTCAGCTGACTTGACAGATAGCTGCTGGTCGGACGTGCCGTTGATATCGACAACTATCTCGCAAGGCTTACCTGCATCTGTGCGGTTGCCACGCATAATCGTGGTACCGTATGCGATTGTAGGGTACAGCTTCATTGCAGGCGTTAAGCGCAAAACGATTGAGTTTGTCGTTGCGTCCGCCTGTGCAGAGGTACGAACAGTAATCGCACCTTCAGCAGTCTTTGCATCGTAATCTCCAAAGGAATACTTAGACATAAGGTATTGGATGCGCTTCTTTACCCAAGCAACCTCAGGTGACTTACCATCACCAAGCGACTGGCCCAGTGGGTCGGTGTCGTTCGTGTATGTACCTTGAAGCATGGCAAGCTTCATCTTCTCGTAGAACTTGCCATCCTCATTGTAGAGCATAGAAGAGAAATTGTCAATTACAGAGAAATAATACTTCTCAAAGAAAGCAAACAGCTTCTGCTGGTGCGTTCCTTTCTGCAACCCTCCGAGTTCCTCCATCTTCGCAAGCATTCTTCGCATCATTTGCGCACGCTCCTCTGGGTATGCCTGCTCCATTAAGTTCCACAACACGGACTTCTCGCCGTTCCATACTGGCGTACCGTCCTCGTATGTATCGTGATATTCTACGTGGTAAGGCTTCTTCATTAAACCTTGGTTGATGACCGTCAGGATTGTATCAAGGTCATCCTGTCTGAATTTCCATTTACTCTTTGCCATATCTATTCTGCATTGAAATTATACGGATATATGTTCTTTGCGCAGTTATCGGTCGCTGCCACCGCTTCAACATATAGTTGATGATAAAGTAGGTCGCTGATGTCCCAGTACTGTGACTGCTCAGCACGAAACTTCTGAATACGTGCTGCCTTGAATAACTCATTGAGCTGAGTTGCATCACTAACCGTGCTGAACGTTGCCTCGGTTAATCCATACTTATCGCCAACTAACTGCTGGCGGAGATTAACCACTGTTGCACCGCTATCGAGTGTTGACGGACAGAACTTCTTATACAAGCTATCGTAATAGTATAGGTTGTATTGATTAGGATCACCTTCTTTCGCAATCCAATACTCAATGTGCGTCGAGTGTGGATCAGCATTTAACTCGTCAAGCGTTCCATTGAAAGGCTCAATGAATGTATTGCACGAATAGATGATATTATAAGCTGTGATATACGACTCAACGAGCTGCTCTGCTCGCTGACGGGTCTCATTGTCCGCTGTAGTCTTATCATCAGCAGGGAGGTCGGCATAGTCTAAGTCCCAGCAGTTTTCCCAAGAGAGTTCAGAGACTTGGTACTGATAGGCTTCTTCCTCCGTGTTGTAACGAATGCGCCGTTTGTCCCAAGGCACTTGATACAAGGTAAGGCGTGGCGAGTTATCAGAACCTTCTATAGATAGGAGGTCGGGAAAAAGGTCCTTATCATATCCAAAGGTGGCAGCATCGCCTTTATCTGGTCCTATAGTGAATAGACCGACGAACTTGTATGTAACTGTTCCGTCCTCTGCGGTCTGTTTCTCGAAGCCTACGAATGCCTCTTGATAGATAGACACACGTGCTTCGCTATCCTGCTCGATACCCTCGTTTGTTAGTCCTACCGCCTTCCATAGGTCCGTATATGAGTTCACAGAACCTAACTTGTGGTATTGCATAGAAGAAGCGATGTTCTTTTTCGCTGTCAGCTTGGAGATTTTAGGCAGGTTCTTGAATAACTCAAATTTCTTCTGTGCTGTCTGACCGTCCTCATATACGATAGTCGTATCTTTCGCTACCTTCGCCTTCCAGTTCCATAGGTAGTAAAGCATAGATGATGTACCTTGACCTTGCAGCTGAAGGTTGGTAATCGTCAAGCGGTTAAGGTTCGTATTGCCATCCTTAGGATAAATCTCAAGTGTACCCTTAGGCTTGTATGATTTGCCGTATTCATAAGCCGGCAATGGCTTGTCAAAGGTAAAGACGTTCACCTTGCCACGCACCTTGTCAAAGTCGACCGTGGTACCGAGCGTGTCATAGATGTCATTATCTATTTTCTCGGCACTCTTTTCTCCTACGGTTGCAAGTGCATTGATATAATCTTGATGTACGTTAGCAGCGTCCATTGCGCTGTCGTAGATACGAATAGAGTACAAATCGACATCAGCCTTATCAGAACCGATAACGATGCCACCGCCTGAACCTATCTGCATAGAGTCGGTAAGCAAGTAGGCAAACTTACGAGCTTCAATACCATCAATGTAGAGGTACACGAGGTTAAGGTAATAGGTATTTCCATTCAAGACGTAGGTGTACTTCTTAGGACTAATTACGAGTGCAAGGCGAATGCGTACACCATCATCAGTATTCATAGCCTGCACATCAGCATTACGCTCACTACGAGTTGCGAACATAATAGAAGACGGCTTAACCTTTAATCCGATATAACCCTTCTGGTAAGGCATAGATATCGAGATGCACTCTGCATTGTAATCAGATGTGTTGTTAATCTGATAGTCAATTTCGATGGTCTTGCCACTTTGTGCTGCTTCCTTTGCGAAAGGCTTGTAATCGATAGTAAGGCGAGAACCTGCGAGCAAACGCAATGTGCGTGCACCTTCATCATCCGTCACCCAGCCGTCACGTGAGAAGGCTACGTTCTGCCAATTAGAACCTACATGATCAGAGTTGATGAGATTGCGAAGAATGTTGCGGTCGGTGTCAGTGTTGTTTCTGTTCTTCGCATTGAAATAAAACACCGCTCCAGCAGTAGCAGAGTAACCCTGCGAGTTATCCACTGGGAAAGGAATTGCATCACGCAAACGCACCTCGTCTGTTGGGAGAGTTCTGAATCCGATTAACGCTGTAAAGTCAGAGTTATCGATTGTCTCGACCTCAAGAGATAAGGTATATTGCATCTTGGTTTGTGTCAGCGTATTCTCAGACACATTCTCTTGAAGGACCTCATTATCCTTCTTCATCAGGATAGACAGTGGTGTTGTAACAGCCTTGCCGTCATATACAGCGTATTCTAATACCTTGTTTTCGTACCAGTTAAGCAGCTTCTCTGCCTTATTATTCACGACAACCATCTTCACAGCTTCATTATTAGCTACGGCCATAAAGTCGTAACCAACTGGCGTAGTCTGGACGGTGTTGTCTTCATTTGACAACCAGGCAGACAAATGGAAGATACCCGTCTTGTTCGTGAAAGGAACGGTATAGGCCACTGGAGAAGAGGTATAAGTGGCAGTACCAAACTGACGCTCATACGTCTGCTCGTAACCATCACCTGTAATCTTCACATGAAGCGTCTTAGAGATATTACCGCTAATGTAGCACGGAAGCACAATATCGCCTTGATAGGCTTTCCACCAGTTGAACTCGGAGATAGAGAGGAAGAGGGCAGACAGCGTGATACTATATACCAAGGCAGGAGAGGTTTGACCCGTCACCTCACCCGTAATCTTCACCATGATGTTATTCTGACCGCTCTCAAGGAACTTGAATACATCAACATTCGTCACGGTATTAGACTGACATCTACCACGAGCCTTAGACACGAAAGTACCATCGCCTGCCTTAGCGAAAATCTCGTAAGTACCCCATTCGCCAGAGTCTACATATTCGGTTTGTCCCACATCCTTAGTGCGAGAGACAAACATAAATCTGATAGCGCACTCACCAGCCGACTTAGAGGCTGAGAGTGTCGTAGATGGAGATTGATTGACAGCACGGAGATAATAGAGAATTGTCTGCTGACCGCCACCGCCTCCTTGCCCGATGCCGAGTTCAGACAGTTTCATAGGAACCCATTGGTCACCGTTCCATACGAGTACACACGTCTCAGATGTGAGTTCGTCAACCTCAGTATTTACATTTGAAATCTGTCCGAGCGTAGGGCGGTTCTTTGCAATCGTCTTCTTCACACGCTCCTCCTCAGAGTTCTGTGCGTCGATTAACTCGTTGACCTTTTCAGGCAACTTGTTAAATTCGTCAGCGGTCAGTCGTCCGCCTGCCTGTTTGTGTTCTAAGTATAACTTCTCTATCGCCATGTTATGATAGTTTGAAAGGAAAAATATAGGTAAAACCATTGTTGCCCTCTATCTCGACACCATGCGCAAGAGATAGCGCATGACAAATGATGTCTTGAAGGAGTTTAGGGTGAGAACTCGTAAAACTCTCACCCGTATTGTCTTCAATGCCACGGATAGAGGCTTGTGCGAAACGGTTATCTTTCGTACGGCTCTCCGT